GCAGAGCTCTTCATGGAGAAAATGGGCTTTGCTCATAACGCTGAAGGTCTAGAAATGTCTGACGATCAGCTCGTCAACTTTTTATTGCTGTGCCACCATATGCAATATGGCGTTGGCGATGAGTACGAAGAAGAAGAAATGATGGAAGAAGATATGCACCACGATGGATCTGACGTTAAGGTCAAGATTATGAAAGTCGGTTCTGGTGACGATGTCCACGCAATGATGAATAAAATTCTGGGAGGCTAATATGCCTTATAGTAAATACTCTCCAAAGCAGAAGAAGCTGGCTGCAGTTGCAGGTAATAAGAAAAAGATCACTGCTGCTGACCTAAAAAAAGTTAGGAAGACACCTAGGAAAAGAACAGCTTAATGGATTTCTTTACTGCCATTGGTGACTTTTTCTCTAAAGAGGCAGGTCAGTCAAGAAGACAGGCATTAGAAGATTTTTCTGAGAAGTACCTTGATGATCCGTTGGATTATTATTTGGGGCCAACAGGCATTCCAGATAGGCTTCGTGCGGTTAATGAATTATTAAATCCTATAATTCCGCTTGAGGATGCCAGTGTGTCATTCCAAGAGGGAGATATTGTTGGCGGTCTTACGAATACAGCGTTAGCAGCATTACCTGTCGCTGGGGCTGTAGCTTTAAGACCAATTTTAAAACAAGCTCCTAACGCAGCAAAACTTCTTTCTGATAATGCATCTAGGGCAGTACAAGATACCCTTACAGGTTTTTCTATGGGTGCGTCTGGTGCAGCTAGAGGCGCTCTTGAGCTTGCTGATAGCATCAAAGTTGATAAGAATACGATGGGTGCGTTTGGTGGCAATGTTAGGTATGAACCTAAGAAAAAAGTTGATTTCTCTGACGATCTTGTAAAGAGGCTTGGAGAAGAAAACGCACAAAAAATTGCAGACAACATAGCAGCAGTTGGCAATAAAACTACAAGAGTTGGAGAGGATGCAGGTGCAGGTAAATTAGTATCGAGCTATGCAGACCTACCAGTTATAAATCCCCAAACCCTTGTAGGTTCAACTGTATCAAGCACACAGGCTGACTTAACTCGTGCAGGAAAAGTGTTTGATGAATTTGATGGCGTTAAGCTAGATAAAGGCCAACCACTACTAGGAGGTCCATTTTTTCCTCTCCAAGAGCAATATTTCAAAGAAGGCGTTGGATGGGTAAGCCAAGGACCAAAACAGGCAAGAGAACTTATCGCTCCAGAAAAAGGTGGCACAGCTGCTGACTTTGTTTTTGTGTCAGCAATGGGAGATGCTTCTCACCAAAGCAATGCATCGTTAGTCCAGACAATGATTGAGACTACTAAGGCGTTTGTACGAGAAGGAAAAATTGGTGGCAATGCACTGTCAGCTATGAATGATGCTATTAAGAATATAGGATTAAATACAAAGCAAGATCAGTTAAAGCCACTTGCAAAGTTTACGTCTTTTGACGATGAAGATATAGGTAGCTTTATTCAAGGTCTAAGTTTTGAGGCAAGAAGTGCAATTTCCAAGAAGTTGGCAAGTAAAGAGCTTCAGGCAATGGGAGCCCCAAATATTAGAAGGCTTTTGGATCAGACACTACAACCAGAGTTAGCAGGTCAGAATCCAGGCGATGTTATGCTTGTTTTAAAACCTCGTACTGGTGAGGGCGATTTTGGTAGCTTAATTGATTTAAAAGAGGCAGGGGTTATGCCCCACCCAAGTTATCAATATGGAGCAAATCTGGACGTTGTTGCGAGGCTTGAAAATCCTTTATCAAGTCAGTCAGCTTTCCCTGACTTTTATAAGAGCAGAGGAACACTAACTGACGTAGAGGCATTAAGTCGTAGTGGCAGGGGTAGAAATGAATCGCTAGATTTTCGTGTACAGGATGCAGCAGCAAATAGAGATAAAAGATCTTTTAATCTTTCTAATCCTAGACAACTTATTACACCTCAATCGGCTGACATAATGGAAAGATCTATCGGTTATGCTGCTACATTAAATCCTACAACATCTCGCCTTTTATCTATGGGTAGGCGTGGAGAGTTTATTGATACTGGACTTCCAGTCAATCAAGGTGGTGTCTCTCCTGCAAAAATTCAAGAAGCATTCAATAGAAACGCTGGTGGTGTATCTCTGGATAAAGTCGATGCAAAAGCCATCAAAAAAGGTGACGTAAAATACTTCCAACTAAGTGGCAAGACAGGCGAAGGCAGAGCTGTCCCGACAGATGTATTCTTTGGCATTAAAAAGAACCCTGACTATAGCTGGGTCGATGACTTTAATGGCAATCCAATTAAGACAGGACCAAATGACTTGGCACTTACTGGAGTTGTTGCCAATGAGCTTGCGACAGGTGGGGTATCTATCCCAGTCATTATGGGCAAGGCTCTTGAGGAAGGCGTTACTATACTGGATGCCTTTGCTGTACCATCTGCAAAATACCCTAATGGATTTTTGCCAAGAATATATAAAGACTATGGATTCGAGACTGTAGGCAAGGTTCCCTTTGACAAAAATGTATTTCTTGCAGAAAATACAGAAAAACAGTATAATGAGCTGTTATCATATTGGAGAAGCACTGGGTGGGATGAATCCAGAGGTTTCCCTGACGTTGTAGTGATGAAATGGAGAGGTAATGACAATGAACGAGCAGGAGCAGCCCAGCGTATACTCTCAGAGAATTTTAAAGGTTTTGGGAACAGAAAAACTAGCTCTTCCGTCACAGAAGCAGCTCGCCTTTCTAGACAGGGCGTTCGACAGCCTTCTGGAGGAGGAGGGCTCCCTAGAGAAGATATCAGACCTACAGATACTGGGGGAGTTCGAGAGGATAATGCTACACAGCTCACCAATCGCTCTAGAGGTAGCGTAGGGGCATTAGATAACTTAGACCCAATGCAAAGAGCTAATCTTGGCATACCATAAACTCCATAAATATTAAAAACATTAAAAGGGAAGCAAATGGCAAAACAAGGATTGTATTCTAACATTGCGGCAAAGAAAAAGCGCATAGCCGCTGGATCTGGCGAGAAAATGCGCAAGGTTGGCCAGAAAGGTGCACCAGCTAAAGGTGCATTTAAAGCTGCAGCCAAGACTGCAAAGAAGCCAGTAAAGAAAAGGAAAGCATAATGGCTAAAGGTGTAAAGCATTATTTTAAGAACGGCAAAGAGCATAAGGGTGCTACCCACAAAACCAACGGCAAAGTTATGTCTGGCGCGAAGCACACTGCGACTAGCAAGCTTCTAGTCCACATGAGTGGACTGTCGGCTACAGCTAAGAAGTTTGCTAAAGCCTAATGGCAACCTACAAAGGTAAAAGCGTTAAATTAAATAATCCTCGCAGAATTGCAAAGGGCGAGACAAGCTATGGCAAGAAGAAGTCTGTGGTATATGTGACAGACGGTGATAAGATAAAGCGTGTAACTTTCGGTGACCCCAATATGCGTATTAAGAAAAACCAAAAAGGACGTAGGAAGAATTTCAGAGCAAGACATAACTGCGATGAGCCTGGTCCTAAAACAAAGGCACGATATTGGTCGTGTAAGGCGTGGTGATGGCAAGAGCAGCAATTAAAAAAGTAGCACAGGCAGAAATTAGAGCTGCTAAAAGTTTCCTAGAACGTAGGAATATTGATTCAGACGAAATATCGCCCAAGCAATTTGCAAAAGCTGCAAAAGAGCTTGATAAAAGTTTTATTGAGACATTACGATTGCTCGCTCGTGAATTATCTGGTGGTCAAGTGTAATGAATAGAAGTAGTTTTGGTCAATTAATGAAAGGAAGGAAAACTATGTACGGCAAAAAGAAACCAATGGGTATGAAGAAAAAACCGATGGGCATGAAGAAAAAGCCTATGGGAGCTAAGAAGAAACCAATGGGTAAAAAGAAAGGATACTAATGTCAGAAGATAAAAAAGATGTAACTGTCCATGTCACTGGCGTTTCTATGTCAGGGGGTGTGAAAAATGACAGTAACGGATCTACTCAATCAGATAAAAAAGAATCTGAAGGAGAGAAGGCTAGAGATAGCTGAAAGTTTGATTCAAGGTCGGGTGTCCGACTTTGAGTCATATCAGAAGAACGTAGGTATTGCGGAGGGTTTAGAACAAGCCTCTGAGGTTATCAACGAAACATTAAACAAATTAAATGAAGAGGATGAATGACCATGTCTCATCAACATGCTACCTTTAAAGTGAATACAGCTGCAACAGTTTACAAAGACGAGTCCACAGACTCAAAAGTTACAGTTGACCAACTACCAATTCCGTTGAATTGGAAAGTTCTAGTACAACCCAATCAAGTAAAAATGAAGACAAGAGGTGGATTGCATCTGCCTACGATTTCTAAAGACAATGAGGAGTATTTAACTGCTCATGGTCGAATTGCTTCTATGGGTGATCTTGCATTTAAAGATCGTGATACTGGGGCATCGTGGAAGATGAATATTCCACAAGTTGGTAATCGAGTTACTTATGGCAAATACTCAGGTCAGAAAGTAACAATCAATGGTGTAAGATTTCTTTTGCTGAATGACGATGAATTAACGTCAATTCTACCAGAAGATGTCGATGTCACTGCATACTTAGCGACATAACTTGGGAGAACGCTACCATGGCAAATGAAGATGTAATCAATGAAATTGAAGATGAGATCAAGAAGGCGAAAGGTGAGCCTGAAGATTTTCAAATTGAAATAACTGATGATCCTGTTGAAGAAGTAAAGGACATCGTTGAAGAAGAAAAAGCAGCGAGTGAAGGCCAAGAAGAGGATTACGGCCCCAAAGTCCAAAAGAGGATTAAGAAACTTGTTGACCAGCGAAGACAGGCTGAGATCCAAGCTAGACAAATCCAAGAGCAGAACGCCCAGCTCAATGCAAGGCTTGCTCGACTAGAACAGGGGTCTGCTCAGAACAGCGAGAAGGCTTTCAATCAACGCTACAGCCAAACCAAGGCTGCTTTAACTAAGGCGGTTGAGGAGGGTGACACAGAAGCTCAAGTTAACTTCCAAGAGCAAATGGCTGATATGCGAGCTGCTATGCGTATTGCAGAAATGCAGAAGCAACAAAGGTCGCAACAAGCTCAGTCTCCAACTGTTGGCAGAGCACAGCAAGCTGTGCAGAACCCAACTCCTGAAAAAGCCAAAGGTTGGTGGGAGCAAAATCGTTGGTTTAATACTGGTGGTTTTGAGCGAGAAACAGCTATGGCTAGGTCTATTGATGTCCAACTTGATTTAGAGGGATATGATAAAGATTCTGATGAGTATTATCAGGTTTTGAATAATCGTTTACAAAAAGTATTTCCTGAGTTAAACTCCAACCCAAGTCCAAGTAAGGCTAGAACAAAAAGTAGACAACCAGTTGCGCCAACTACAGGCGGTTCATCTTATAAGGGCAGTAACAGAGTGCGTATGTCGCAAGATCAACTTAGGATGGCTCGTGAACTTGGAATTACAGATGAATCAAGTCTTAAAAAATACGAGGCTGAAATCAAACGTCAGCAAAGGAGCCAGTCATGACTGAGAAAAGAAACGTGCGAGCAAACGAAACTCGATCCTCCATGCGTGATGAGCAATCGCGCCCAGAAACGACATGGAAACCACCATCATTGTTGGATGCACCAGAACCTCGTCCAGGTCACACTCAACGATGGATTGCTACCTCGATTCAGGGTAAAGAAACTCCAGACAACGTATACAAACGTATGCGTGAGGGATGGAGCCCACGCTCTGCCGATAGTGTGAAGGATGCGTTGTTTCCAACCATCAATCACGGACAATGGGCAGGATCAGTTGGAATTGAAGGAATGTTACTCTGCGAAATGCCTATAGAAAAACATAGGCAGATGAAAAATTATTATAATAATAAGAGCGTAGAGGCAAACCAGTCAGTTGCAGGAGATCTTGATGCGTTAGGACGAAAAACAGGACAACCAATCTACCAAGATCGGAAGTCCACTTCGAGCCGTGGCAGAGATCTCTCTGTCATGGATGATTAAAACTTTACGCTGAAAAGGAGCGAATAATGGCTAATGTTGATGCAGCCTTTGGGTTTGTCCCAATTCGCCATATGAGTGGTAATGCACCTCGCACGAATAAGTACACTATTGCTAGTGGTCTTGCTGAGAACATCTTTACAGGTGACTTAGTAATTCTGATTAACACTGGTTTGCTTACTCCGCACACAGCTGGAGAAACCAATAACATTGGTGTCTTTGCTGGGGTTTCTTATACCGCATCAGATGGCTCATACGTTTATAGTGAATACTGGCCTACAGGCACAGTCGCTACAGACATCGTAGCATATGTATATGATGATCCATATACTGTGTATAAAGTTCAAAGTGCAGGATCACCTGCTCAGACTAATGTCGGTAATTGTGCTGATGTTGTTGCTGGGGCAGGATCAACTGTAACTGGACAATCTGGATTTGAATCAAGTGGCACAATGGCTGCAGGTATCGCTACCTGTAAGATTGTTGGCTTGTACGATGCTCCAGACAACGCATTCGGCGCGAATTCTATCATTGAGGTACTCATAAATGAGCACATCCTTGGTACGAACGTAGCTGGTATATAAGGAGGGTATGAACAATGGCTATGAATAGAGCACAATTTGCCTCCATGCTGGAGCCAGGACTGAATACTCTTTTTGGTCTTGAGTATGACAGTTATCCACCAGAGTATTCCGCTGTCTTTGAAGCGAATACTTCAAACAAAGCATACGAAGAAGATCTTCTTCTTCAAGGCTTTGGATCTGCACCAACTAAAGATGAAGGTGCAGCAATTAGCTATGATAGTGGGAGCCAGCAATGGACAGCTCGCTATCAGCACGAAACGGTTGCTTTGGCATTCTCACTTACTGAGGAAGCTGAAGAAGATGGTCAGTATGGCTCAATCGCTTCTCGCTATACCAAAGCTCTCGCTCGCTCAATGGCTTCCACTAAGGAAATCAAAGCTGCGAATGTTTTGAACAACGCACAGACTGCTGGTTTCACAGGTGGTGACGGTGTTGTACTTTTAAGTGCATCTCACCCAACTACTAATGGCAATCAGTCTAACGTGTTAGCAACTGCTGCTGATTTATCTGAAACTTCACTTGAATCCATTCTTATCCAAATTTCGGATATGAAAGATGATCGTGGACTACGGATTGCTGCACAAGGAACCCAGTTAATAATCCCAACTGCATATACTTTTGTAGCTGAGCGTTTATTGGAATCACAGCTCCGCACTGGAACTGCTGATAACGATATTAATGCAATAAAATCAGGGGGTTACCTGCCAAAAGGATATCACATTATGCGAAGGTTGTCAGACTCTGACGCATTCTTCGTGCAGACAGATGTTCCTGATGGACTGAAAATGTTCCAACGCTCTCCTCTCAAGAAGGGCATGGAAGGTGACTTCGAGACTGGTAATGTTCGCTACAAAGTTCGCGAGCGATACTCGTTTGGAGCAACCGACTGGCGTGGCATATTTGGCACAGAAGGTGCTGCATAATACTACTGGGGGAGGGCATTAGCTCTCCCTCAACTTTTAATCCTGACAGCGAAAGCTGACTTATCCCAGACAGGAGATTAACATGGGTAACACTACATTTACAGGGGCAGTACGCTCCGAAAACGGTTTTCAAGACGTAACCAAAAATGCAACAACTGGTGCTTACACCACAAATTCCACATACAATAATGACGCTACTATTGGTGGAAACTTAACAGTTGCTGGTTCTGTATTTTCAGGTGGGATGCCCACTTTAGGTGGACTTACTGTAACGGCTAAAGCCACATCTGGCACTGTTTCTTATGTTGCTGGAATTAACATAAATCCATTCACTGGAGGAGCACAACAGATTACCACTCTCCCAGCTGCGACAGTTGGCGTTGTGTGTATCCACGCTCAGTCGGTAGACACTACTGGAGGAACTGCTTTCCTTAGTTTTGACTGTGCAGGTAGCGATGCTTATGAAACAGGTAGTATTATGGAGAGTCGTACAAGTGCTGCAGTCACGTTTGATGCGTCCACTGCTGGGGAGACTTTATTAAAGTACACTCCTGCTAACGCAACAACGAACTTGATGAGCATTGGTTCTTACATCTACTTCACTTGCACAACAGCAGGTTTGTGGAATGTATCGTATAACCTTCAGCATCTTGGCGCGGGTACTACTGGTACGTTTGCTTTCGCAGCCTAATGTTTAATTTGGTGGGGTTAACGCCCCACCTATATTTTATAGGAGATTAACATGGGCGTACAAACAGACGTACAAGTCAAATTTATAGCTGATGAGAATGCAGCCGATCCAGATCGGTTGGTTACAGCAGCTAGACCGAATACATCAGCAACAATGGCAGCAACTACCTTCTTAGGTGGCGGTGCTCGAAATGTAACTGTCACTACGGCAGGGACTGGTGATAACAATAAAACGTGTACTATTACTGGCGAAGATGTTTTTGGTAATGCGATAACTGAAGTAATAACATCTACAGGTTCTGCTGAAGCAGTAGCAGGTGCTAAGTTATTTGTCACAGTTAGTGCAGTGGAATGTTCTGCTCAGTATGCTGGTAACATCACAGTTGGATCTGGCTCGCTGTGTGCAAGTGCAGTAGCTGGTGGTGGACGAACACGGCTAAAGGGATACTCAATTGTCTCTGCTGGAACAGCAGGTCTAGTTGATTTCTACAATGGCACTCCAGAAGATGGGACGATTATTTTTAAAGCTCAGACAATCGGGACAGACAACTCGACTGTAGATAATACTATCCCAGACGAAGGTATGTTGTTTAAGAGTGGATTGGCTGTTGGGTATACAGTTGCCACAGTTGTATTAGCGAACGTCTTTTTTGCATAAGGTAAATTAATGGCACTTTCAGGAACAGTAGCATTTAGACCAGACGTTGAAGAAGTAGTAACTGAAGCCTATGAGCGTTGCGGAATAGATCCGCAAACTCGCACTGGTGATCAGGCTGTTTCTGCACGAAGAAGTTTGAATCTACTGTTTTCAGAATTTGCAAATAGAGGCATAAATTATTGGGCTGTTAGCCAAAAAACTCTTACCCTTGTAAATGGCACGACAGCTTATGAACTCCCAGCAGGAACAATAGACATTATTGATGCTGTCATAAGGGAAGGCACAAACGATCAGACAATAAACAGGGTAACAATCGCTGACTACAACCAGATACCAAACAAGACAACAGCAGGGAAACCAAGCCAATTTATGCTTGATAAGCAATACACCCCAGTTGTTTATTTTTGGAATGTTCCCAACACAAGTACATACAGCATGGTTTACTGGGCAGTAAATCAACTTGATGATATAACTGCAGCTGACCAAGACACAGATGTTCCTTATCGGTGGAGTGACTGCATATCAGCAGGGCTCGCTGCAAAGTTATCTCTAAAATACGCACCCGATAGATTTCAGCTATTAAACGAACTTTATGAAAGAGCTTTTAGTTTCGCAGCATCTTCTGACAACGATGGTGTGAGTTTACGAATACAACCAACAGCATTGAATTTGGCATAGCATGGCAAAATACGCACGAGGCAAAAAATCATATGCGATAAGCGACAGAGGCGGTCAGAGAGTACGCTATACTCAATTGAAGACCACTTGGGATGGATTGCGTGTTGCTCCTGATGAGTGGGAACCAAAACATCCACAGCTCACTCCTGCCAAAAACATCATTGATGCACAGCAACTATTCCAACCTAGATCCACTGGGCAAGATCGTGAAGATGTTGTAATTTACCTTGCCCATACATTTGATCCTTTTATTCCAGTACAGGAAAGACCTCCTATTGGATGTCCTGGTCATGGCTTCACAGGATCAATAGACAGAATAGACTTCGAGGCTTATCCAGAAGTATCAGGAGTTGCAGGTACAGGTGCTGTAGGAACTGAAACACCAGAAATGTCTATCAATGAGGCAGGTGTTGCAGGTACTGGTGGCGTTGGTGCCGAGGTTCCAGTTGTAGAAGTGACAGGAGTTTCTGGTGGTGGCGGTGCTGGTAATGTCGGTGTCGAGGCACTTAACCTTTCAATCCTAGAAAGCGGAGTTGCTGGTACAGGTGCTGTAGGAACTGAAGTGCCTGAAGTTAATATACTAGAAGCAGGTGTCGCTGGTACTGGTGGTGTTGGTAATGCCACTGGAGTAGTAGTCGATCAAGAGTGGGGCTCTGGATCTTGGAATGCAGGGACTTGGGGTAATTAAATGAGCTATACAACCTTAGTTGCTAACATACAAAACTTTGTCGAAGATGATTCGACAGAGCTGACTGCGTCTATTGACACAATAATTGCTCAAGCTGAAGAGATGGTCTTTCAGAGATTGGCTAATCTGCCTTGCTTTAGAAAGATAACGACAGCCAACTTAGTTGTTGGAACTTTTGATTACACTGTCGCATCAGCCAGAATGATAAGACAAGTCTCTGTGACTGATTCAAACGGAAATATTATTTATTTAAACCACAGAGTGGATTCTTATTTAAGAGATTATTGGCCTAAGTCAGCAACCACTGGACAGCCGATAATGTATTCAACTAAAAATGCAACGTCATCAGGAAGTGCATTACCAAGTTTTTCTAGAACAACCATTACGCTTGCACCTACGCCAGACGCAACCCTAGCATATCAAGTTGATTTCATTGCTCCAGAGGCGGGGCTAAGTTCAAGCAATGCAAACACTTGGATCGATACAAATGCTCCTGCTGTTTTACTGGCAGCAGCACTTTACGAAACTTCTGCTTTCCTTAAAGCTGGAGAAACGCTAAAACTATATAAAGCGCAATTTGATGAAGCTGCACAACTATTTGTCCAAGAGATGCAAAGAGATTACGCAGCAGAATATAACGGAGGTTTATAAATGGCTATATCACAGGCAATGTGTACATTGTTTAAGAAGGATGTCCTTCTGGGTGACCAACACTTAGATTCAGACACACTTCATATCGCACTGTACACAAGTTCAGCAAGTCTAGGCGCAGCAACAGATGGATATATAACATCCAATGAAGTGGCTAACGGCAACGGATACACCACTGGTGGCGAAGCTCTCACAAGCAAGGCTGTAACTGAAAACAGCACAAGTGGAGTTTTTGATGCAGCTGACCCAGCGTGGACATCAGCAACATTTACGGCACGAGGTGCTTTAATTTATAACAAGACGCTGGGTGATGCTTCATCAAACGCTAGAGGTGCAATTGCAGTTTTAGATTTTGGTGGCGATTTTACCGTAGCTGGTGGCACTTTTAAGATAGTGCTACCTGCCGCCACTGCTTCAAATGCCATCGTCAGGATAGATTGATATGACAATAACCTTTGTAAATGATCTCAGACTCTCAGAAATGGCTACTGGTGATAACAGTGGCACTTGGGGAAACGTCACTAACACCAACTTAGAATTGATTGGCGAGGCTCTAGGTTACGGCACAGAGGGAATCACAACCAATGCTAATACGCACACATCAACCATCGCCGATGGTTCTACAGACCCTGTTAGGGCTTTGTACGTTGAATATACGGGTACGCTCGACTCAGCGTGTACAATTACCATTGCACCAAACACAGTAAACAAAGTCTGTTTTATTGAGAACGGAACATCTGGCTCTCAGAATATTATTATTAAGCAAGGATCTGGTGCAACAATTACTATCCCACCAGGAGATACTAAGGCTGTCTATTTAGATGGTGCAGGATCTGGAGCTAAAGTTGTAGATGCTTTTGCCTCTTTGTCTGTTGTCGACCTCAAGGTTCAAGACGATCTGACGGTTACGGATGATGCTGCGATTGGTGGTATATTAGGCGTAACAGGCGTCCTGACCACCACGGCTGCAACTGTCTTTAACGGTGGGTTTGCTAGTAATGATGGCTCAACGATTAGTACCGCTGATAATACGGATACACTTACACTTATCTCTACTGATGCAGATGCTGCGGTTGGTCCAAATTTAATCCTTTATAGAAACTCAGCTTCTCCTGAGGATGATAATCAACTAGGAAAAATTAAATTTACAGGACGTAATGATAATAGCCAAGATGTGAATTATGCTCAGTTTGTTAATCAAATAAAAGACGCTAGTGACGGAGCTGAAAGTGCTAGGTTTGCACTTTTTTCAATGGTTGGTGGAACTGACACATCAAGACTTGAGGCACTTCCTGCGGAAACAGTATTCAACGAGAGTCAAGCTGACATAGACTTCCGTGTTGAATCAGATGGCAATGCTCATATGTTGTTTGTGGATGCTGGTAATAATCATGTTAATATTGGCATAGACTCTGATCGTGGTGGTGTTTTAAATGTTTATGGCACTGGCACACCTATCGCAGTCGTAGAAAGCGAAGCAGATGGAACGGTTTTGTCGTTGCGTTGCACTGATAGTGACGCCAACGCTGGACCGAATCTTGAACTCTTTCGAAACGCAACAGGTGCTAATAGCGATAATTTAGGCTCTATCCTTTTTAAAGGAACGGATAGTTCGGCAAACACTATAACCTATGCTTCTATTGGAACACAAATATCAGACGCATCATCTGAAGGGAGTACAGTTTTTATTCAATCTCAAGTTGCTGGAACTCTCAGAGAACGCATTACAATTGCTAAATCGTCTATCGTTATTAACCAAGAGAGTCTGGACCTAGACTTCCGTGTTGAATCAGCCAACAATACCGCTTGTTTGTTTGTGGATGGGGCTGAAGATCGGGTTGGTATAAACGAAGACGTTCCTTTAGAAGAGTTACATATTAGTGGTAACGGTAACGACTCAGCAACTATAGCACTCCAACGTCTCCAAGCTGGTTTAAGTACGCAATCCCGTGGTGCTATTGTGTCATTTAATAGTGCTACTAAGGCAATGTGCGGCATATCTTTTAATGCTGGGGGTGACAATGACAACGGAGACATTCAATTTTATGCTACTAATGACAATACCAGTTCTGCAAGTCTGTTTGACTTAGATCGCCTAGTTGTTTTTGGAGCTACAGGTACAGTCTTTAATGAAGATAGTGGAAATAAAGACTTCCGTATTGAGAGTGACGGCAACACCCATGGTCTGTTTCTGGATGCTAGTAATGGCATAGTTTGTATTGGGACAAACGACTTAAGCGTTGCAGGAAACACTGGAAGTGCATCGGGTATAAACCTTGATGGCGGTGGCGTCATTGAAGCTGCCGCTTATCAAAAGACCGTAGCTTATTTCAACCGCATGAATAATGACGGAGTAGTCGTAGAAATTAGGCAAAACGGAGCAATAGAAGGAACTATATCGGTTTCTGGAAATACTGTTAGTTATAATGGTTTTTCTGGCAGACACGAAAGTTCAGGAATCCCAGCTAACACACCTGTTGGTACAGTAGTCAGCACCATAGATACGCTGGATGTTTATCCTGATAACGCTACCGACACAAAAGGTAATGCAATATCTCACCCCAAAGCTGGTCAAATAAGAGCAGACCACGCACAGGTTGAAGTATCTACATCTGAAGGTGATGCCTGTGTTTACGGTGTTGTGTCAGAGTTTGATACCGATGGAAAACTTATTGTAACGTCTGTTGGAATTGGCTCAGTTAGAGTAACAGGTGCTTGTGCTAAAGGTGATCTACTCGAAAGCAACGGTGATGGCACAGCTAAAGTGCAGTCAGACGATATTGTACGCAGCAAAACACTAGGAAAAGTAACAATTGGCAATAGCAACACAGGTGTAAAACTTGTAGCTTGCGTAATGTATTGCGGATAATCCACTGTCATAAAGGAGAAACAAACAATGACAATAACTACAACTTGGAACGTCAAAGATATGAAGCGTAAGGACTCAGACGGGGGTGTATTTCTCGTCAACTGGTCACTAACCGCAGAAAGCGATGGAACCCCATCGTACTCAGCACAAGAAGGTGGCAAGTTACGTTGCACTGCTGATCCTTCTGCTTCAGATTACATAGCATATGCAGACCTAACAGAAGCTAATGTGCTTGGCTGGATTTACAGTAGTCTAATTCAAAAAAAAGAAGATGGCTCAAATGAAACCGCCGCTGAAGCAAAAGCTCGTATAGAAGCAGAACGTACAGCAAAGGTGCAGGGTCAGATAGATCGTGCTACTGCAAACTCCACGGGCGTACCTTGGTAATTTAATTTTAACCCCCAACCAAAGGAGATCACAATGGCTGAGAAAAAAACAAACACCATTACGATCAATGATAAATCTTACACTGAAGACCAACTAAATGACACCCAGAAGGTAATGGTGAACCACATTTCTGACTTAGATCGAAAGATTGGCTCTGCTAATTTTAACATTGACCAGCTAAAAATGGGACGCATGGCATTTATGAACACGCTGACCGCATCGCTAGAAGTTGAAAAGAGTACAGAAGAGGAATCATGAAGCTAGAGGAGCTAAGTCGTAGGTTGACCGTTGTAGAAGTTCAATTAGAAGAACGCTGGAAAGAAACGATCCTTAGAATAAAAAGGATCGAGGCTATTCTAATTGGTGTTGCTGGTACGATAATAGTCCTCCTTGCCAATATAGTTTGGAGAATGTGAATGTATGAGTACGCCATCAAGCAAGTTGTTAAGGTTGTAGATGGCGATACCATAGATATCATTATTGACCTTGGCTTTGACCTCACAAAAAAAGAACGAGTAAGACTAGCTGGTATCGACACGCCAGAAAGTAGAACCAGAGATCTAGAGGAGAAAGAGCTTGGCTTAGAGGCTAAAGCCTTTCTCGCTCGAAGATTAGAAGATGGAATGATTTCTGGTCTGAAGGTTAAAACAGAAAAAGATGGCAAGTATGGAAGAATGCTTGGCTGGATTATTTGTGGTCAGACCAACATAAACGAAGAAATGGTTTATAGAGGTTATGCTTGGGAGTATGACGGAGGAACCAAGAAAAAAGATCTGGAAGAATTAAGATCTAAGAGGGTTAAGCAATGAGTTTGATTAGTTCTTTGATTGGTCCTGTTTCAGGCATTTTAGATAAGGTAATTCCCGATTCTGACATGAAAGCCAAGCTGGCCCATGAAATAGCCACGATGAGCGACAATCATGCTCAACAGGCTCTCTTAGCACAGTTAGAGATAAACAAGGCTGAAGCAGCCTCTGGTAGCTTGTTTAAAGGTGGTTGGAGGCCATTCATTGGATGGACATCTGGAGTTGCGTTTGCCTACCACTTTGTACTGCAACCCCTGTTAGTCTTTGTTTTAACAGCATCTGGAGTGGATTTACCTGAATTGCCTGAATTTGATATGTCTACACTCCTCACAGTTCTAGGTGGGATGTTAGGAATTGGCGGTTTACGTTCATATGAAAAGACCAAAGGATTAACAAAATGAATGATATTGAAATGTTTCACGTTGGAGAAAATGAAGACGGAAATAAACTTTACAATCTTCGATATGTCAAAGGTGGTATGTCTTTGCCAACGCCTTCAATGACAGAGGCTCAAGCTCTTGCAAGAATTAATGGCACTGAAGTTGAGATTGTATCAGTCAAGCCTGTTGAAGAAGTTGTTACAATCGTGCCAGATTACAAAACAATGAATAAAATAGAGTTAGAAGCTCTAATGAGAAAACACGACATAGAACTCGATAGACGCAAATCCAAGGCAGATCTATTAGCTGAAGTAGACGCTTTCTTTAAGGGTTAAATAAATGAGTGACGCACTAAAATCGCTTCAGGCAAAATGTGGGTGTTCTTCAATAGATGGATCGTTTGGTCCTAATACTGCTCGTGCAATAGTTAAGCACTATGAACTCTCTCCAGAGCGTGGAGCACATTTGCTAGGTCAAGTTGTGCATGAGAGTGGCTCATTTAAGTTAACAAAAGAAAACCTAAACTATTCTGCTGAATCAATGATGCGTGTCTGGCCTAGTCGCTTTCCAACAAAAGAAAGTGCAGAGCCATATGCCCGAAACCCAAAGGCATTAGCAGAAAACGTGTATTTTGGACGCATGGGTAATGACACAAAAGAAAAAGCTAGTCTGTACATAGGTCGAGGATTCTTACAATTAACTGGCTATAATAACGTCAAAGCCTTTGCCAGTGATATGGGCTTGCCTGAAGTTATGGAAGATCCGTCACTATTGGAAAAAGAATACGCAATGGATACAGCCATCTGGTTTTTCCAAAAAAACAATTTGTGGAAAATTTGTGATGAAGGTGTTAATGATAGTGTAGTCAAGAAACTAACAAAAAAAATAAATGGCGGTTACACTGGTTTAGATCATCGAATTAAAGAGACAAATAAAATATACGAGTGGGTTAAGGTTTAAATGACATTACAGCTATTACAGTTCAAAGCAGGAATAGTGAAAGACATCACAGAGTATTCTGCTGGTAAGAACGGACCATTCTGGGTTGACGGAGATCTTGTGAGATTTCGTAATGGCTACCCCACAAAAATTGGTGGCTGGCAAAAAGATGCAATCAGCCAGACAGATTCTGCTGGAACTGTAACAAGCACTGAGACAACTCCACAGGGCATAGCTCGCAAGATGATTAACTGGCGAGCCATAACTGATGGTGAAGACAGAATTGCTGTAGGCACTCACAACCACCTTTATATTATCCAAGACCAAGTTCTCTATGATATTACACCTCTCAGAGACAAGACAGATGCATCCAGCGCAACTTCTGAGGCTCTAGACAATAGCGAGACAGCAATAGACCTTGTAAGTGTTTCAGGATTTAAGACTGCTGGTGCTATTAAGATTGGCTCTGAAATAATAACTTACACAGGAATAAGCACATTAACTCTGACTGGCTGTACTAGGGGAACTAACAGCACTTCAGCTGCAGCCCATGACAGTGGCGCTGTTGCAACTCAAGTATTGATTGCTCCGATAACAACAGCGAATACAACCACAACTTTAACAATAACTGATAGTGGACATGGGGCAGCTGTCGGTGACTTTGTTGTATTTAGTGGGGCTGCTGCTGTCGGTGGAGTGACTGCTGAAAACTTAAACAGGAAAGCTGGTTACCAAATAACATCAAAGACTGCTAATACATACACAGTGACCTCTCCAACTGCAGCTACAAGCACAGCGACAGGTGGTGGCAATGCAGTTGTCATAAGCTATCTTGTCGGAATTGCTGGTGGTTTAGGAACTCAGAGCTCAGACCCAGCATTAGGTTGGGGTGTTGGAGGTTGGGGGCAAGAGGCATGGAATGAGCCTAGATCTGCATCAGAGTCTGATGTTAATCTAACCAACTCCTCTTGGAATTTAAATCTCTGGGGAGAAGACCTAATCGCAACTATTCGTGGCGGCGGTATCTTCTATTGGTCAGTATCCAGCACAGTCTCAACCAGAGCTGTCTTGGTTTCATCTCTCTCTGGAGCACTAAGTGTCCCAGCCATTGCCACAGTAACCACAGTGTCATTCCCTGATCGTCACTTTATCGCTGGTGGATGTACTGAGTATGCAGGTGGTGGAAACTTAGATGAAATGCTTATTCGGTGGTCTGATCAGGAAGACTTTACTGACTTTGGTCCCACCTCAACAAATAGTGCAGGTGACCAGAGACTAGAAGTTGGTACTAAAATTGTATCTATGGTGAGTGCAAGAGAAGAGACACTTATATCCACAGATGCTGCTGTGTACGGCATGACGTTTGTCGGACCACCATTTATATTTAGCTTCAGGTTACTGGCTACTGATTGTGGTGCAGCTGGTCTGAATACCATGATATCAATTGATGGTAATGTCTTTTGGATGGGCAAGAGAAACTTTTTTGCCTATGATGGTGTCGTAAAAGAGCTTCCTTCCTCAGTGCAATACTACGTCTTTGATCGTATGCAGAAACGCTATATCGACAAGGTCGTGGTGGGGCATTCGAAGGCTTTTAAAGAAGTGACTTGGTGGTATGTGTCTAATGACAATACTGCTGGAACCACAAATCCCGAAAACGACAGCTATGTTACATACAACTATGCTGAAGCAGCCTGGTCAATTGGAACTATGGATAGAACAGCTTGGCAAGATTCTTTTGGCTCTAGGACAGTTCCCTTTGCCTTTGATCCCAGTGGATTGCTTTACAACCACGAGACTGGAACCAGTGACAATGGATCTGCCATGAACTCATTTATCGAGAGCTCACCAAGCGAAATACCAAATACTGGTGAGAATTTATATTTAGTTGATAAGGTCATACCTGACGTAACAATGACATCAAATACATCTCTGTCGATGTTTATAAATACACGAAAATATCCAAACGCAACTGAGGTTGTGAAAGGTCCATTTACCATAACCAGTTCGACAGCAAAAATTAGCACGAGAGCTAAAGGTCGGCAAATGAGTGTGAAGTTGCAGAGTTCTGGAACTCTGGATGACTGGAGCTTGGGAACTTTTAGAGTTAATGCACGAGAGGATGGATTGAGATGAGTGGCGTAGGAGGTCATTTAAGGCTACCCAGTCCACCAAGGGACTACGAGCAAGGCTATATGGCTCGCCTGACCAATACCCTTGAGATTGACAAGCAAATGACTTACTTCGCAGCTGACTCTGCGTTGAATAATGTTGTTGAACAGGCAGAAGCTACAGCGTGGTTTATGGCATAAATGGCAAATAATTATAAAAATAAAAAACTAGACTTAACAACCACAAACGCGACTGTGCTCTATACTTGTCCAAACGCCACTTCTGGATTAGTTAAATCAATTCTAGTATCAGAAGATAGTGGGAATGCAGACACCATAACTGTAACGATTACGGATGCTGAATCTACCCCAGCTACATTTAGTTTGTTTAAGGTTAAGGCAGTGGCTGCAAATACCACTATAGAATTATTAACAGCACCTTTAGTGGTACAGGAAAACGAGATTTTAAAAGTAACAGCTGCTACTGCGAACAGGCTCCACGTTGTGGCTAGTCTGTTAGAAGTAAGTTAAAGGAGAGTATTATGGCACACATAGCAGGACATCCCCAAATAGGTGCAACGCCAGTAGATGACGGAACTGATAATCCACAGACATTTAAGTATGACCTGTATTCTCTGAAACAAAATACTCCAGACTTAGGTGGGAAAAAGCTCCAAGACGTTTATGGTCGAGGATCTATGCCATCTTACCAGTGGCTTGAAACTATCAAGACTGGAGAGGCTACTTACACTGACACAAGTGCTGCAGATCGAGCACTGTTAGCTAAAGCAAAAGCTGACTACGATGCAGCTGGTGGTTCTAGTTCTGGGTTGGAAAACCCTATGGACATAATAATGGCAGAAGTCACTCCTGTAGCTGCACAACTTGGCGAAGGTATTGGAGCAAGTATTGCTACTAGTGGTTTTTCTGGAAAATCTATTTATGAAGGTCTTCCATTTGTAGAAGGAGCAATGGACGTTCCAGATAAATTTACTAGCTTTGGAGCTCTTAAAAGCACACCAACTACGGTTGATAGTTTTGATGCCTTAAAAACAGCTGGAATGAAAGATGGATTAATAGAGACAGCTAATATTCCAGAGGGAATTGATGTAGATAAACTTGGTGGTGTTACTGGTGCAAGTGTAGCTGATGGTGGTTTTTTACAAGGTGGAAGTTTTCTTGATAATTTGAATTTAAGTAAAGACCTTGGAATGCAAAACTTTAAAAGTGCAGCAGGTGGAGCTGTCGGTAACTTCGCTGTCCAACTTGCTCTAGGTCAAGATCCAGTAAAGGCTGCTAAATCAGCAGGGGCTGGTGCTATTGGTAAAATGCTTGGAACGGCAATAGGTGGACCAATCGGTGGCTTTATCGGTGGTGCTCTAGGTAGCATTCTTGGTGGAAGAGTAATCTGTAATGAACTTATGCGTCAGGGATTGCTCACAAGGAAAGAAGTAATCCTAGACTATCGCTTTACCAGAGATTATTTAACTCCAACCCATGTCAATGGATATCATGTGTGGGCTGTGTGGATGGTTAAGCAAATGCGTAAGGGTAAGTTCGTCAAGTTCTGGAAGCACGTTGCAGGACATCGAGCTAATGAAATTGCTTATATATATGGTCAAAGAGATACACCTGACTATCTGGGCAAAGTATACAGGAAAATTCTAGAGCCAACTTGTTGGGTTGTAGGTTCTTTCTGTAAGGTAACAGACTGGTCAGTTCTTTATAAACAAAAGGAGATATAATTATGGCTGAAGAAATGAATATGGACGAAATGGGTGAAAGACCACCAATGCCAGAGATGGATGGTGCAAACATGGTAAGGCAAATGCCACAAGAGGCACGAGCAAGGCTTATGCAACCCTCTGAGGAGATTGGTGCAGTTCTTGTCGCTCGTATAGCTAACATGGAACGAGAAGAGCTTATAATGCTTGATCAGGCTATAACTCCAGACGTTGCTAGAGTTCTGGTTAAGTTGCTTCCTGAATTACAACAAATCATATCTCAAATGTCTCAAGCACCTCAACAGGGTCAAGCACCTCAAATGGCTGCACCTGAAGAGCAAATGGGAGCCCTTGGCGATATGGGATGATAATACGGAGAGCTGTGCCAGAAGATGTCTCAGAGATACATAAAATGCTGATTGATATGTATAGCAGAATTGAAATTCCTGCCTCGCCACTGAGCGAGAAAAAGGTATTGGATGTCGTGAAGTCAGCAATGGAAAAAGGCATAGTTATTGTTGCGGAAGTTGAGGGAAAGATTATTGGGTCACTTGGCGGTATGGCAAATTCCGATTGGTGGTCAGAGCAAAAGCACCTAAGTGACATTTGGTTTTATGTCTCTCCAGACAAGCGAAATTCTCGTGCAGCGGTTAAATTGGTAAAGTGCTTTATTAAAATTGGAAAAGAGATTAAGATGAAAGTCAAGCTAGGACATTATTATTCTGGAGATATTGAAAGAAAAGATAAGTTCTTTGATAGGCTTGGTTTTGTAAAGGCTGGATCTTTATATACGGAGGTGAATTAAATGGGTGGTACGTTTTGCAGTCAATCAACAATTGAGCTTCCTACATATGGTGAAACATTCTCAACAACTGACTTACCTGCATGGGTAAGTGCTGGTGGTAGAGCTCTTTTTGATCAGGCTGTTGGATTAGCAAGTTCTCCCCAAAAAGCCTCAACCATTGACAAGCTCGCAAGTTATGGTCCTGAAGGCAACCTACTGACAGAAGATGAACAACTTGCTGCACAAATCATAAGAGATGGTGCTGGATCTTTTCAGCCATTCTTAGATAAGGCATCTGGAGTTGCAGATACATTAGGTCAAGGCTTTGACGGTGCAACCAGAAGTGAACTTCTGGGTGACCAATATTCTGGAATGAGCAATGAGGATTTGCAGGGTAGTTATACTGGTGCAACAAGAGATGAATTGCTTGGTGGTGGATTTAGTTTAGATTCAGCCCAGCCCTATTTAGATATCTATCAGGGAGCTCAAGACGCATCGATTAGAGAGCTAGAGAGGCAGACAGCCAGAAACCAAATGCAAACTCGTGCAAATGCTGCTCGATCAGGTTCCTTTGGTGGATCTCGTTTAGGTATTTCAGAAGCTATGCTTGGCTCAGAAGGTGCTATGGGTGCAGCTGACCTTAGATCGAGGGCTGCAGCTGAAGGTCTAGGCTTTGCAGCGAATAGATTTGATACAGATAGGACTGCTAGATTTAATGCAGAAGATGTAATGCGTGGTCAGTATGAGTCTGACAGGGCATCTCGATTTGACACAGAGGGCATGAGAAGAGGTCAGTACGATGCTGACAGGTCTTCTAGGTTTGCTGCTGAAGATACATTGAGGTCAGGGTTTGAATCTGATGAGGCTTCACGCATTCAGCAAATGTCAGCCTATCAAAATCTTGGGCCATTAACCCAGAGCCTACAGCAAGCAGCAGCCCAAGGGTTGATTTCTAGTGGCGAGGCTCGAAGGAGGCTTGATCAGGCTGTATTGGATCTGGCACGAGAAGAAGAGTTGTCACAAGAAAACAAATCGTTTGAGAGATTGAATTTTGCATTGGGTGCATTGCAGGGCGTCCCATATCAGCAAAAGACTTTTGGATATAATATGGGGTCATCAACTGCTCAAAGTCCAAGCATATTTGGACAGACCCTTGGTGCAGCTGGTACTCTTGGTGCTGGATATTTGGCATCTAGAAAGTAAGTAGGAGTTTAGATATGGCAGTAACTTTTGGATCAGCAAACAGCAACCCAGCTTTATTTACTGGACCAGCATTGAGCGCACTTGAGACTTTGGCAGGTGGAAAAGACCAAGCTCAACAGGCTCTGGCTTTAACTGCTGCACTCACTCCTAAACTTCAGGAGTTCGATCCCTATATTGCAGCCATGAAATACTTTACAGGAATGACTGCGGCAGCTTCCAAACCAGGAGCTACAGTCTTTGGGTCTGCTGCACAGGCATTTGCAAGTCCAGTAGCTTACCTACAGGAAGTAAATCAATTTAATAATAAAATAGCAGCCTCTGCTCCTCAAACTGCTATTACTCTTGCTGGTGCTCTGAAGCCTAAAGCAACTTCTGGTGCAACAAATTATGAGTCAATTATTGTAACTATGGCTGATGGCACAATTAAAAAAGATTATGTTCCTGTTAGTCAGATTGCTGCTATAAAAGATCTAGAGGGTGTTATAAGTGTTGCTAAAGATACATCATCTTCATCTAATTCAGTTACAAAACCTTTTGATGTAAAAATAACAAATCCAACTGCATTTAATAC